TTAGTAAACCTCCTCCTCCCCCTCCTCCTCCAGAGCAAGAAATGGAGATGTATCAGACGGGGATTGAAGGCGAGAGCCAAACACCAACATACGGCTACAGGCCAAAGGCTTCGGCAGCACCACCACCTCCTCCTCCTCCTAATCAAGAGATGGAGATGTACCAAACAGGTATTGAGGGTGAGAGTCAGTTAGCAACTTATGGTTATAGACCAGTATCTCCTGCGCCAGCTAGTTTTTTAAGTGGCAATGCTCCACAAGAACTGCCTCCAATTCAACCACAAGAAGGTTTAGGCAATGCTTCTGGTGTGCCACCAAGTTTTAATAATCAAATGCAAGCATTTCTGTCTGGTGGTTTTACTCAAGGGCCATCTAATAATGGTGTATTTGACCCTACAGAAGGTGGAGCCACAGGCATATCTGCACCTTCTCCTGTGGTGACACCCGAACCTGCGCCTCCTCCACCTCCTGCGCCTCTGGCTGTGACACCTGTAGCTGAATCATATTCTCCTAATCCTGCTCCTGTTCAAGGGCCAGTTAATAATGAGGTTGTTGCATTTAATCAACCTGCTCAACAAGCAACCCCTGCTCCTGTGGCTGCTCCTCTTGCACCCGTAGCTACACCTACACCAGAGGCAACACCTGCTCCCGCAACACCAACCCCGACTGCGAGTCCAACTATGGCAACAGCAACTACATCCAACATTGACCCAACAATTCAACCATATTTATCTTATGGTTTATCAGAAGCCCAAAAGCTATACCAAGGTGGTGGCCCTCAGTACTATGGTGGTCAGACTTATGTAAGCCCCTCACAAGCCACTCAAACTGGTTTACAGGCTTTGGAGCAACGTGCCACTCAGGGTAGCCCCTTAACTGGTGCGGCTCAGGGTCAACTGCAAAGTACCATTCAGGGTAATTACCTAAGTGGAAACCCTTTCTTTCAGGGTGCGTTTAATCCTGCGGCACAAGCGGCTGAAGCTAAGTTCAAGTCATCATTGGGTGACATTGGTTCTGCGGCTTCCAAGGCTGGTCGTTATGGCTCTGGTGCTATGTCTACCATGCAACAAGGTGCTAGTGGTCAGTTTGCTAAGACTCTGGCTGATACGGCTGGAACTCTGGCTTACCAGAACTATGCCGATGAGCGTGGTCGGCAACAAGCGGCTACGATGGCTGCACCTGCAATGGCTCAAGCTGATTACGCTGATATTCAGAATCAACTTAAGGCTGGTCAGATGCGTGAAGGTTACACAGGCGCACAACAACAAGCTGATATTGCTAAGTTTAACTTCCAGCAAACTCAGCCACAACAAAATCTGACTAACTTCTTGAGTGGTGTTTATGGCAACCCATTGGGCAGAGCGCAACAAGGTGGTGGTGCTGCTGTCCAGCAACCCTCTGGTTGGCAGAATCTGTTGGGTACTGCGGCTACTTTAGGTGGCATCTACAAAAATGTTGGTGGCGCACAAGGCGTGTCTAATATTGGTAACTGGTTAACTGGTGGCGGTGCAGACGTTAATGCCAATATTAACCCTTACTTTATGCCTACATAAGGAATAAATCATGGCAGGATTATTAGATATTTTTGGCACTGGCGGTGGCGACACAATGGGTCTTTTGGGGATGTCTCCAGAGGATATTGGTCGTAGCCGTGATGATGCACAAGCCCAAGCACTCTACGCACTAGCAGGACGTTTGTTTAAAGGCGGTAGCGGTGGAGCATCTATTGTTGAGGGACTTCAACAAGGTCAGCAAGCCTATCAAACTGCTATGCAGGGTGGTCTTAGAGATCAACTGCAAAGAGCGCAAATTCAAGAGATGTTGCGTAAGCGTCAAGAAGACGAAGCAAAACGTCAACTAGAACAGCAAGCATTGATGCGTCAACAAGGTATTGAGCAAGAAATTGTAAAAGCATATCGTCCTCAGACTTTTTCTGAGACTCCATTGACTAACTTGATGGGCCAAGAGATTGCAGGGCCAAACATGCCACAAGCGGCAGGTCTTGGTTTGGAATCATTAGCACCTAAATTGATGGCAAGCCCTGAAGGTCGTAAGTCACTTAGTGAATTGATGGCGGCTAACAAGGCTATGGGCGGGGAAACTACTACATTGGCTGAAGGTGCTACGTTAATTCGTACCAACCCATTTACAGGAAAAGTTGAAACTGTTGCTACTGGCGCACCTAAAAAAGAAGACATTGCTGGAGATGTAAAAGAAGCAAGACAAGTTCTTGGAATTATGACTCCAGTTAATGAAATGACTGCTACTGAAAGAGCATTGGTTAAGGCTTATATTGATCGCAAGGATGCAGGAAAAGCACCCAAAGTATCAGTAGATTTAAAAGACCCAACTGCCGTAGCAATGGCTGGTCTTAAAATGCAAGGTGATATTAGGCAAGATTTAAAAGGCCCGAAAGACACAGCTACTGCTTATCAAACAATGTATAACGCTGCCACAAACCCGACTCAAAAGGGTGATACAACAATGCTTTATACATTCTTTAAAGTTCTTGACCCACAGTCTACTGTGCGTGAGGGTGAGATTGAGATGATTAAACAGTCTCGTTCTATACCTGAGAAATTTAAAGGAATGGCTCAAAAGTTGGCAAGTGGTCAAACATTGCTAGAGAGCGAAAGAGCAGACTTGTTAAATCAAGCGTATCAGTATGTTGCTAATCAACAAAGAGGCGTTAATGAAACAATTGATATGTATAAAGATTACGCTAAAGCATTTGGATTAAACCCAGAGAAGGCTGTTCCAAACCCATTTGCAGATATTAGAAAACCTCCATCAAAAACTGTAACTATCAACAAAAAACAAACTGTTGCAAAACTTGCTGATGATGGAAATTACTATATTCAATCTGGAACAAATGCAGACGGGACACCTAAATACTTTAAGGTTGACTAAACATGGCTAAATTAACTCCAGTTGAAGGCAATCCATTTGCAGGACTTGAATCGGTATTGGTTCAAAAAGAAATGTCTCAGCGCATTGACCCAACTGAACGCGGTCAAATGGCTGGATATTTACAGTTGTTAAAAGATGTTGGTGCAGGTAAATCTGTCATTGGTGCTGTTTTAAACGCAGGTTCACCATTAGATCAAGCAAAAGCAATTGTTAAAAATCTACCTAATTCTGAAATTAAGTTTGATGTTGTTGCGGGAAATTATGTTCCTTACATATCTTACAAAGATAAGAATTATGCAATCACAAAACAGGGTTTAACTGCTGAGGATGTAGTTGAATTTTTAACACCTGCTGTTGCTGATATTGCCACAACTGGTGGTGTAATGGCTGGATTAAAAGCTGGTTCTCAGTTTTTACCTCCACCATTAAGAGCATTGGCACAAGGTGCTTTGGCTTCACCAATAAGAAGGGCTACTGTTGCGGGAACTACGTCTGGTCTAACAGACCTTTCAATGCAAAACCTTGCTCAATCACTTGGTGGAGAAAAAGATACTTCATACTTGCAAGCTGGTGCAACATCTGTTTTTGGCGGATTGGGTCAAAGAATTGGTGAAAGTTTAGCTAAGAAATTTGGTAACAAAGCAAGCATATTAGATAACCAAGGTAAATTACGTCCAGAAGTTGAGCAATACTTTATAGACCAAGGTCTAAACACATCAAGATGGACTCCTGATGTTTTGATGGAATTGGATAAGTTACGTCAACAAGCAGGTAAGTCATTTTTTGAAGATTCTATTTTAGCAACTGCTGCTAGACAAGCAGAATCAAAAGCATCTGGAATACCCACAACTAAGGGACAACAAACTGGTGATGTAAACCAATTGGCTCGTGAGTACAGAATGAGGTCTGGTGCTTCTGGAGACAAAGCAGCGACTACCATGCGTGAGTTTGATCTTGCACAAGCCCAAGCCATCAAAGAGGCTCAAGAGCGTTTGCAGGCTCAGGCAGGTAGGACGGGGCAACCAACATTCACAAATCGTCAAGAGCAAGGTACTGTGCTTGCTGAAGACTTGCGTAAGGCGGCATCTGCAAAACTTAAAGAGGTTGATGAAGCATACAAGGAAATGAAAGATATTCCATTTTCTGTTATGCCTGAAGATTTTAATGGTTTAGCAAAAAATGCAACTGATGCGGCTGTAGCTGGCGATAGGATTCTTGACCCTAAGTTGTATCCTGAGATGATGGCAAATATTAAGTATTTGCGAGAACTAACTGAAAAGTTTGGTGAAGACTCTTTTTCTTTGGGAAACACAGAGCAAATTAGGCGTGTTCTAACAAGAACTGCAAATTCTGCAAGTAACGATGAAAGAAAGGCGGCTGCTCTTACATCAATTAAGGCTTTTGACAACTGGCTAGATGATCTTGTTACTAGGGGAAGATTCTTAGGTGATGAGACTGCTGTTGTTAAGTTAAAAGACGCAAGAGCAAAACGCACAGAATATGGTCAACTATTTGAGCCATCACAACGACTTGGTGGAGATACGGCTGGCAGGTCTATTGAGCAGATCATTAAAAATGAAGACGTAACCTCTCCTGAGATTGTCAATAAGATTTTTGGAAATGCTGATGTTGGTGGCAATCAAAATGCTTATAGAACTATTGATAGATTGGTAAAAGCGTATGGCCCAGATTCTCCAGAAGTGAATCGTGTCCGTGAAGCCGTCTTTTATCAAATTGTCAATGGTGCTGCTGGTGACCCTACAAACCCATTAAAGGTTGTTCAGCGTATTGATAAAGCAACTAAAGAAGGAAGCGAGATTCTTAATTTGGTTTTTAATGGTGACGACTTAGGTAAGTTGTTTGATTTAAGAACGCAGTTATCAAGAGTTTTACCTCCAGACAACCCAATGTCGGCAAATTTTGCTGGCGCAGGTTCTATCAATCGTTCTGGTAGTGCTTATGAATTGTCAAGAGGACTTGGCGACATATTACAAAAAATATCTACTGGTGGTACATTGGCGGCAACTGGTGACCCCACTACTGCGGGTGCTCAGTACTTAATTCAAAAAGGTATGGGTGCGGCTAAGGATATTTTTAGAAACATGCCAGCAAATGCTGCTGTTCGTGGTGCGACAATACCTAATGCTATGCCAAGCAATTTATTGTTCCCTGCGACAAGTTCAGCAGCAGGCTCACAATTAGTTGAGCAAGGTTATCCCTATCTTGAAGAACTTTTATCTGGCGGTTTGCTAGGTCAATAATTTAACGGAGTAAAAAATGCCAAAGACAAAAATTAGTGAATTTAGCGCAACACCCGCTAGTAACACAGACATTGACTCAATCAATATCGCAGAGGGCTGTGCCCCAAGTGGTATCAATGACGCTATCCGTGAGTTAATGGCTCAACTGAAAGACTTTCAGACTGGTGCTGTTGGTGACTCGTTTAACGGCCCTGTAGGAACGACTACGGCTGCTGCTGGTGCGTTTACTACGCTAGCGGCTTCTGGTGCTGTAACCCTGTCTGGTGGTACTGCCAATGGTGTTACTTATTTAAACGGCTCTAAAGTCCTTACAAGTGGTTCTGCGCTTACTTTTAGTGGCACAAACCTCGGTGTTTCTGGAAATGGTGCTTTTAACACTGGTGCAAGTGGTGGCGTTATTTCTGGTACATCTACTTATTCTGGTTATTTTTCAGCACTAGGAGGCGGGTCTGGTGCAATTATTAGCATTACACCAGATACTATTAGTGGTGCAAACGGGGCAACTTACAACACTAGTTTTGTTTCTGGTGGCTCTGGCCCTCATGTTTTCCAAATTGGCGGCACAGAACGAATGCGCCTAACCTCTACAGGTCTAGGTATTGGTACAAGTTCGCCTGCTTATAAATTAGATATTCTTGTTGCGGCTACGGGTACTGCACTACACGCAAGTGACGGAACAAACGCAGATTTTTATGTTGACTTTCCATCTCAACAAATAACTAGATTAACAAGTGAATTTGGAACTAATGGACAATTTGTATTTGCAAACGGAACTGGAAAAGTAGAACGCGCCCGTATAGACGCATCTGGTAACTTGCTGGTGGGGACTACGAGTGCTGTGTTGAGTAACACGAATTCTCAAGTATTGGCGGGTTCTTCTGGTTATATTGTTCTTAACCATATTAGCGGTACTGGATCAGGTGTTAAATACGAGTATTTTGGGTATAACGGCACAGAAATTGGCTCTATTACTCAATCAGGTACGACAGCAGTTCTGTACAACGTCACATCTGACCAACGTCTAAAAGAAAACATTGTTGACGCTCCTGAATTTGGTAGCGTTATTGATTCCATTAAGGTTCGTAGTTTTGATTGGAAAACAGACAACACACACCAACGTGCAGGTTTTATTGCTCAAGAACTTGTGACTGTTGCTCCTGAAGCGGTACACCAACCAACTAAGGAAGAAGAAATGATGGCTGTGGACTACTCAAAACTTGTCCCAATGTTGGTCAAGGAAATTCAATCACTCCGTAAACGCCTAGCAGACGCTGGTATCTAATCTTTAAAAGGAAAACATCATGTCAGTAACTTGGAAAATCTCAACCCTTGATCGTGACGTAGCAACAGGCTATGTAACTACCGCCCATTGGACAGCATCAGCAGTAGACGGAGAACACTCTGCCTCTGTCTACGCTACTGTTGGATGGCCTGAAGGAACACCTGCCGTACCTTACGCAAATCTCACAGAAGCTACAGTCCTTAATTGGGTGTGGGAATCAGTAGACAAGACTGCTACAGAGTCTGCTTTGGCGGCTCAGATTGCTTTGCTGAAGAATCCTGTTAAAGCTAACGGAACTCCGTGGAGTCAAGCATGAAGTTTGACTTTGAAGTAAACGAGATTAACTTTATCTTGCAGACCCTTGGCGAACTACCTAGCAAGTCTGGTGTGTGGCCTTTGATTCTAAAGATCAAGGAACAGGCTGAAGCGCAAATCCCCAAAGAAGTTCCAGAGGAATAACATGAGCGATCACACCACAGAAGTGGCAACAGCAGTAGCGGCTAAAGCAGCATCGGTAGCTACCTATGGTGGCGCAGGTAGTGCTATCTTCTTTGGTTTAACAGCCAATGAGTTTGGTGCTTTGTGTGGTGTGATTATTGGTTTCCTTGGTCTTGTGGCTAACATCTACTTTAAGCAAAAGCACCTTGAGTTAGCTAGAAAAGAATCTGGTTGGAATGAATGAAATGGATTGTGCTGTTACTGCTTTCCGTTGGATTGCTAGTATCTGCACAACCAAGACAATGCGTATTGATGGATTTCTATGGGCTTAGTTGGATAAACGAGCCTACCCTTAGGCACATGGAGTTATCCAGATGGCTGACAACAAATGGTGACAATTGCAATTCTGAGCAACTGCTTATTCTGTGGAATAAGTTGGCAGAGTGGGCGGGTGTGGCAGATTCTGCTGAACTCAGAGGAAAGGTTCACTACTACTACGCAAGGGCTAGAGAGAGAGAAAAGAAGTGATTGATTCCATTCGTTTGTTTCCAATGGTTCAGCCCTCTGGTTATCCAGACAAGTCTGATGTTGTTGACAAAAAGATGGAGAAGCAACAAGAACTTCAGCGCAATCAGCTAGAACAAAAGAACATGCAGATTGCCATTCAAGACTTAGCCTTTGAGATTTACACAAAGACTGCTGAACAGGAAAAACTAAGGCTTGAGATATTTCAGAATCGTAAGATAGACATATTAGTTTAGGAGTTTTAAATGAACGACTTAAAAGGCAGACTTACTTTCTATGTAACCTTTATGGTTAGCGCAACTCTTTGCATTTGTATTCTTGGGATGGTTGGTGCTTTCATTCTTGGTCTATGGGCAAAAGAGGTCGATAATGCTGCCATATTCAGTCTCCTCTCTCCAGCATTTCAGACAATTATTGGGGGTTTCATCGGCCTCTTAGCTGGTGTCAAACTATCACATGATGAAGAAAATACTAATTGTAAAAAGGACTAAATAATGCTAACTCTACTTTCAACTTTGATCTCTTTTCTGATGGGTGGCTTACCAAAGCTACTAGCGTTTTTCCAAGATAGATCAGATAAGGCGCATGAGTTAGAACTTGCTCAACTACAGATTCAACGTGAACTGGAGATGCGTAAGCTAGGCTTTGAGGCTCAAGAAAGAGTAGAGCATATTAAGTCTGAGCAGTTGGCTATGGAGACTGCCTCACAGACTACCCAAACTATCGTAGCTGCCCAACAAGCTGAGATGCAAGCCCTATATGCTCACGATACCTCTATGAATGAAGGCACAAGCCAATGGATGAAGAATCTACGGGCTAGTGTGCGTCCTGTCATTACCTATGGTTTCTTTTTCTTACTGGTGTTTGTGGATGTAGCAGGGTTTTGGTACGGCTACCACATGAGCGTCCCTTTCAATGATCTACTTGAGATGCTCTGGGATTCTGATACCCAAGCCTTGTTTGCCAGCATTATTGCTTTCCACTTTGGCGGTAGAGCATTTGGCAGCAAGTAATGAAAGTCTCTGCTAAATCTATCTACATGATTAAGCACCATGAAGGTGTGCGTCAGAAGCCCTATAAATGCCCTGCAAAGCTATGGACTGTGGGTGTTGGTCATGTACTGTACCCAGAGCAGGGAAAACTCAAGATAGACCAACGTGATGGCTTTGCTTTAAAGATAGAAGACTTCAGGGTCTTTAGCATGGAGGAGGTCGATGGAATACTTAGAACTGATTTGGATAGGTTTGAGCGAGGAGTTGAGAAGTTCTGTCCAGTACCTCTTACCCAAGGTCAATTCGATGCTTTGGTATCTTTTAGCTTTAATGTTGGTCTGGGAACACTACAGCGTTCAACCCTCCGTCAGAAGGTTCTTAGGGGGGATATGGAGGGTGCGTCAGAGGAATTACTGAAGTACTGCATGGCTGGTGGTAAAGTTCTTAGAGGATTGCTGAACAGACGAAAAGACGAGCAAGTAGTATTTCTTAATTAAACTGACATAGACATAAGATTTAATCTCGCCTATGGCAAACATACCTACAGTAGAAGATGCTGAAATCTTTGCCAAGAGCGTTAAGAAGTACCAGTTACTTTTAAGCCTTGGTGATTGGCGTATAGAGAGAGGGTCTAAGCCAGCAAAGCAAGCGATGGCCTCCGTAGAGTTTAATCAGGGTGCTAGACTAGCCACTTATAGGTTAGGTGACTTTGGTGCTGAGAAGATCACACCCGACTCCTTGGATAGAACTGCCCTACATGAGTTACTGCACATCTTTCTACACGACTTAATGTCTGTAGCGCAAGACCCTAAATCCTCTCAAGATGAGATTGAGATGCAAGAGCATAGAGTCATCAATCTGCTAGAAAATTTACTCTCTAAGGATTCAAATGGGTTCACCAACTGAAACGTGCTCAGATACAGAATTTATCCAGCTATGGGGTCAACTTCAATCTGCCACAAGAATCTCTGAACACCTTGGGGTAAGTATTAGGTCAGTTCATTCTCGCAGGAGATGGATTGAAGACCACTACAAAATGACTCTTGGCTCTAGTGACCACCGAGGACTTAAATATGACAAGAACAGACCTAAGTCATTCTCTCCTTTAAAGCAGATAGACCTTGGCATACTGGACGGGACTATCATTGTGTTCTCGGATGCCCACTTCATTCCCTCGCAGCGTACAACGGCATTTAAAGGGCTTCTATGGGCTATCCAAGAGTTTAAACCCAAGGCGGTGATATGTAACGGGGATGCGTTCGATGGTGCGACTATATCGAGGCACGATGTAACTGACCAACCACAATCCTCTGTTATCCAAGAACTAAAGGCTTGTCAGGGTGCGTTAGGTGAGATCGAGGAAACGGCTAAGGCTGAGAGACACAATGTAAAGTTGTTGTTTACATTCGGGAATCACGATGTAAGATTTGCAAACAGACTTGCTCAACAAGCACCACAGTTTAGGGACGTAAAGGGCTTTAAGCTAACAGACCACATCCCTGATTGGGAATTCTGTTGGGCGGTATGGCCTACCCCTGAAGTTGTTGTCAAGCACCGATATAAGGGTGGAGTCCATGCTACTCACAATAATACAGTTCAAGCGGGCGTTTCAATTATTACGGGGCATCTTCATTCACTCAAGGTTACTCCGTTTGACGACTACAACGGGACTCGCTATGGTGTGGATACAGGCACTTTGGCTGAGACTGATGGCCCACAATTCACCTATGCAGAACTAAATCCTAGCAACCACAGATCAGGCTTTGCCGTGTTAAACTTCTTCAATGGTCAACTTTTATGGCCTGAACTCGTCCATAAATTTAGTGAAGACCACATTGAATTCCGTGGCGAGGTAATTGATGTGAGCGAATTTTGAGTGCTTGGCTAATCATCCTCACGGGGGCAATCTACGCCTACATAGCGGTGGAACAACTTGTTGTCGGCAATCCCCACATGAGCATCGTTTATGCCGGATACGCTGCTTCAAACGTGGGTCTTTACTTACTGGCTAAGTAGCTGACCACTCTCTTTCGTTCCTGCCTGAGTTAGATTTAACTGTGTTTCCCGTGAGATGGATAAGCCCTATGACTTTCATCTCGTTTAATCGCCTAGCGACTTGGTTGCCGTCTAGGTTAGTCATTGCAGCTATCCCGTCCTTACCCATAGCACCATAGCTTTGCAAGCAATCTAGGATGATCTGGTGATGCTGAGAGACTACAGGCTTTATGGCCTCTGCTGCCTCAAAAGAAGTGAGTGGGTCTGTCGTCCTAACTCTTGGGAAGTCAGGAAAGATGCGGTCAAAATACTTTTTGTAGTCCATTACTTTTCTCCTTTAGGTGGGGTACTCGCTGCACCACAGATATGCGCTACTTGTTCGCAATTCAACATTTCGGG